AATGAATTTAAAAGACCTAGCGGCAAAACCCACCCTAATTAAATTGACTATTGACGATGAAGATATTGTCAAACAGTATGGAGAACCCCTTGACTTTTGGACTTGGGATCGCCAGCCTATGGATGTGTTTCTAAAAGTCGCAACCAGTGATAACACTAATTTTACAGAAATTGCCACTATCCTAAAAGATCTAGTCTTAGATGCGGATGCCAATCCTGTAATGACAGATGGTATGGTCTTACCCAGCAAGGTCCTAGTGGCTACATTTACCAAGATGGTAAGTGTCCTGGGAAAGTAACACAGGGAGAATTTGATCCCCAAGGCCCTGAAGTTTTTGTTGCTGTAACCTTGGATCATATGGCGCAGAGATACAGTCTACTGCCCAGTGAAATTCTCAACAGAGCAACCACATTTGATTTGGAAGTTTTAGACATCGCCAAGTCATATGAAAGAATGAAAGAAAACAAGGCCAATGGTGTATTACCAGAGGTCAAAGAAGATGTCATGATGGAAGCCATAAAACAAGTGAGAGGCCAATGACCGTAAAGCTAGGAATTCAAAACACGCAGTTCAAAGCCAAGTTGGCTGATCTCAAAACGATCACACAATTGGCCATGCCACAGTTGGAAAAGGAGTTCCTCAAGAATACTCCTATAGCCACTGGCAATGCTCGTGCTAACACTTCTCTTAGAGGCAATGTGATAGAAGCAGATTATCCATATGCTTTTGTCCTAGATGCAGGCCGTGGTTTCCGTGATGGACAGATGCGTGGTAGTGAACAGGCTCCAGATGGTATGAGCGAACCAACCAAGGAGTTTGCTAAGAAATTGATTCCACAATTGGTGCAAAAATTAGCGAGTAAAAGATAATGGCAGATATTAAAATCACCCTAGAACTTGATAGTAATCAATATCAAGGCGAACTAAAAAAAGTTGAAACGACTACAGGTCAAACTACTGATGCAGTCAAGAAAAAGATTGGTGAAATTGGCACCACTATGGATGGTCTTGGCAAGAACATCACAGACCTTAACAGTAAACTAAATGGACTAAGTTCTAGTCTAGCAGGCATTGGACTTGGAGCGTTCATAACCAGTGCTATTTCAGCAGGTAATTCAGCCAGCCAAGCCGCAGAAAAGTTTGGCATTACTACACAGGCCATGTTGGAGATCAATGCTTCCGCAGTGGCATCAGGTGCTAACACCAATCAACTAAGTTCAGCTTTAGCCCGCATGGGTGTTAATGCAGAACGTGCGGCCGATCAAGGTGGATTGTTAAGAGCACAATTTGACAAGCTGGGTGCTACCAATGAATACATGCGAACACATTCTATGGATGAAGTGTTTGCCAAAATGGTTCACAGTCTAACACAAATACAAGACCCTGCGCAACGTGCTAGAATGGAAATGGAGATCTTTGGTAAGAGCTTTGCCAACATAGACATTTTCAAACTAGATGCAGAATTGCAAGCACATAACGGCACCATGGGCGAAACAGCCAAAGCCGCTGAAGATGCTGAACGCATGATGGAGAATTTAAAGAATGCTTTCACTGCCGTGCAGATGGAAGTGTTAAAACTCCTAGATCCATTTGTCAAATTGATTGGTGACCAATCAACAGGATTCAAAGGTGCTGGAGTTGCGGCCAAAGTAGTCATAGATGCATTTGTGTTCCTAGCGGGTCTCAAAGTTGCAGAAATGATTATAGGTATTGCAGAAGCCTGCATTGCCTTAAAAGAAGCCCTATATGGTGTTGCGGCCGCAGAAGCTGTGGCAACAGGTGGCATATCAACCCTAGTGGGCATGGGTGTTAAATTGGCAGTAGCGGCCGCGGCCGCGCTAGGTGTTGCAGTGGCTACAGATCAAATTGCCTCAAGCACAGACAAGGCCACTGATGCGGTTAATAAAAATACAGATGCCCAGAAAAAGAACAATGAAGAATTAAAGAACAAGAAACAGCCTTTCATGACCGAAGGCAATCTTAACCCTGGCGCAGGTGCAGAAGCCAGCTTGAAGAATCAATATGCACAACTACAATTAAACAATAAACTGGCCTTAGATAGACTAGATCTTGAACGCCAATTAGTAGGTGAAACAGAAGCCACACGTGCCAGCAAGTTAGCAGAATTTGATGCAGATGCGGCCTATCAAAAGAAAGTTCTAGAATTCCAAGGTCAGATCAAGAAACTGCAAGCTGAACAGGCCAACACTAGAGGTGGTGGTAATTTTGGTGGACAGATAGCCATCCTACAACAGGAACTAAAAGAATATCAAAGCCAAGCAGATGCTGTCAAGGCCAAGACCAAGGCTCTTACTGATGCCAAGGTTGAAGAACAAGCCGCGCTTGAAGTGCAAAAAGCTGAAAAGAAAATGATGGTTGAATTGGCCAACCTCCAAGATGAATACTATCAATATGGCATGACAGCTGATGAGAAAAAGCTAGAAGCTCTTAAGAAACAGTATAACCAAGCTCTTGAAAATGTCAAGTTGGCACTACAACCTAAGTTTGGCGCTGGCTATGATGTAACATCAACAGATGAATACAAAGATGCACAGGCCAAACTAAATGACCAATTAAAATTGAATGAAGAGCAGATGAAGAAAAACATCGCTCAAAGCCGTGACTTTGCCACAGCTTGGAATGGTGCTATCAAACAGTATCAAGATGATGCCACCAATGGTGCCAAGATCGCAGATTCAGCATTCAAGTCATTTACCACAAACACAGAAAACCTATTAGAAAGCATGGTTACCAAAGGCAAGTTTACCTTCCAAGATTTCTCCAATGCTATTATTACAGACATCATCAAGATGGAGATCAAGGCCGCAACATCAAGCCTATTCTCTATGTTTGGCACACTAGGTGGATCAAGTGGTGGTGGTATCCTAAGTAGCCTATTCAGTGGTGGACATGCCATGGGTGGATCAATTCCTAGCGGACAGTTTGGCCTAGTAGGTGAACAAGGTCCTGAATTGGTCAAAGGTCCAGCCGCAGTGATGAACAACAATCAAACAATGGATGCACTAGGTGGACAACAAAACCATACCTATAACATCAACGCTATTGATGCCAAATCAGTAGCACAACTATTCGCAGAAAACCGCATGACCATGTTTGCCATGACAGAACAGGCTAGACGTGAATTGCCAATGAGGACAAGATAATGGGTTTACAGACAATCATCAACCATTGCGAAACTCTTAACATAGACCGCCGTCGTGTTATGGGTGTGCAATACACTAGATCAGAGATCGCCAAGATCAGCGAAACACCAACACGCAATCCATGGCGCTTGAATCTAGAAATATCAGCTGGCCTACAATACAGCACCAACCGTGCCCTATTAGAAAGCATTGACTATCTAGATCGCAAGCACACAGAAGATGTCAGCTTTGGTGTTGCTGGTGGTGCAAGTCCTGGTCTAAGTTTTATCTTTGCCTATCAAGGTGGTCTTAATCAAAGCCAACTTAATGGTATCACAGTGGCCAGTTTCTCAGGTAATCAATTGACACTTAATTTGCCTAACACAATCACAGGTGCTGGCACAGTCCTATTCCAAAGCGGTGATTTACTACAGATCCAAGGTAGTCCATATCCTTTCTCAGTGCTAGGACCAGCAACTGCATCAGGTAGTTCACCTACGCTAGGTCCAGTTACCTATGGTCAAGCACAGGTAGTTGGCGGACAAACACAGGTCACACTAACAACACATCGTCCTAATTTTATCACTGCCACAGTAGCAGGACAGGGAATCAACGTAGGCAATGCCTGCATATTCCGTGTGTTTTGTCCTAACATGCCAACATACAAATTGAATCGTGGTGGACCAGATGCTTATATTTCATGGACCAGCGGATTCCAACTATATGAATATCTAGGAGATGCCTAATGACGTATTTTACAGCAGGTATTGATGCCGCACTGGCCAGCAATCAGATCACTGATGCTGAATTCATCCGTGTGACAGTTTACAATCCCAGCTTGTCATCACCAACTACCTATTGCCTAAGTTCTAGCTATAAAAAAGAAACATTTTCAGGCAATGACTTTATTGACAGTTTTGTGCCTCTAGGAGGCCTAGTCAGCATTAGTGGACATCAGCGTGATCTAAGTCCAACCAGTTATGACACACAGATCACCCTAATTGGTATAGATCAAACAAGAATCAAAGATATTCTTGAAGTAGGTTGGAATGGTGATATTCCTCAGACCTATCATGCGGGTCTAAAAGGATCCAAGATCGAGATATGGCGTGGCTTTTATGACACAAGATATAACCTAATAGACACACCACAGTTGAGATACACAGGTATTGTTACCAGCTATCACATCAATGAAGATCGTCAAATGCAAATTGACACCTTCACCTTAACCCTACAATGCTCTAGCTATAAGACTGTGTTAGAAAATCGCTTTGCAGGCCGACACACAAATGGAGTCAGTTGGAATACCATTGGGCAAACCACAGTGGCACCCAACTATGATTCGAATGGCAATCCACAGAATTCAGCTTATGACACAGGCATGGATCGTGTGCAGGCCATACACAACACTACATTTAACTTTGGATTACCGGTATCATCATGAAAATAAGAACTGCTACCTCTGCTGATACAGAAGCAATTATTCTAATGCTTGAACACTACAAGTTGGCCAGTCCACTTGAACTACACAAGACCACAGGTGATGCTACTGCTAGGATCATATTAGATACCATATTCAAAGACGATAGAGGTATCATATTCCTAGCTGAAAAAGATCAACAGGTAGTTGGTATGTTGATTGCTATCAAGAATATCAACATGTGGAACAAAGATGCATTCTGCATGAATGAATTGGCCTATTGGGTAGAACCTGAACATAGAGGAAGCTCAGCTGGTTATAGACTGTTAAAGGCCTATTCAGATGCAGGCCTAATGATGAAACAAGCTGGTGAGATAGAATATTTTACTATCAGCAAGATGGTAACAAGCCCAGACCTAAACTATAAAATATTTGGGTTTAATAAATTAGAAGAAACATGGAGTAATTAATGCCAGCCGCCCTTATAGCACCCTTATTAGTAGATGCAGGATGGAGCACATTCGCAGTAGCGGCCACGACCTTTGCCATACGTTTGGCAACCACATTGGCCATTGCTTCATTATTACAACCTAAACCACCCACAGTTGGATCAGGAACTCCTGGTGGCGAATTACAGTTAGGACCAGCAACAGATAACAAACTGCCTGTGGTCTATGGCACAGCCTATGTAAGTCCTATCATAGTAGATGCTATCCTATCAACAGATCAACAGACCATTTGGTATGTGTTGGCATTCAGTGAAACTACTCCTGGCACAGTTAGCTTTGAAGAAATTTGGTATGATGGCAAACTCTTGATGTTTGATCCTACCAATCCTAATGAAATCGTAGGTTGGTGGACACGCCCTAAAAAGAATTCAAAGATAGGTGGGGTTATTGAACAAGGACCAGCAGGATCAGTTGGTATGTATTTCTACAACAATGGATCCAACCAAACTGGCACACAGCACAGAACATTTGGTCTTCCTGGATCAACCTATGGCACAGGATCTAGCTATGTGGATGGTGGACTAAAAACCACAGATGTCACAGCTATTTCAGTTTTACAAGATGGCAGGATTCCTGGCACACTACAATGGACAGCCAATGACAAGATGACCAACTGTGTGTTTGCCATCCTACGTTTAAACTATAATCCCAACAACGGTGTGCATGGTCTAGGACAAATGACAGCCAAGTTGGTTAACACGCTAAACGCACCAGGTGATGTAATCAAAGACTATTTGACCAACACTACCTATGGCTGTTCAGTGCCTTTGGCCAATGTCAATACTGATAGTCTAACACGCCTTAACACAATTGGTGCGGCACCTTTAGATATTGTAGACACAGAAGGCAACACAGTGACCAATACCTTTACCTATGAACTAAATGGTATTGTTGATACCACACAAGATTGCCTAACTAATCTAGACAACATGGCACAAAGCTGTGACAGCTGGATCCAATGGGATGAAAGATTAGCCCAATGGGGTGTTATAGCCAATCAAAGTCTACTGCAATCTGGATTAACCACATCTACTATTACAGTGGTCACAGCAGATCAGATCCTAGGTGGTATCAATCTAGTGCCAACAGATTTGAAAGCCAGTGCTAACAAGATCACAGTCAGCTTCCCTAATGCAGATATCATAGGTCAAACAGACTATAGATATTATTGGTTAGAATCAGAATTTAAATCACCTAACGAACCTGAAAACAACATAGACATCAACTATCCTTTCTGTAATAATTCAATCCAAGGAACTTATCTAGGTTATCGCAAACTATGGATGAGCAGAGAAGATGTTGTAATCAATTTCTCTATGGATTATTCAGGTATCCATATCAATGCAGGTGACATAATCGCGGTTAACCATGAATGGTATGGTTGGGGTCCTGGTGCTTACAATGGTGAAGTATTCCCAGGCAAACCATTCCGTGTTACACAGATTAAAGAAGCCAAAGATGACAAGGGATTCCTAAGTGTCTTGATTACAGCGGTCAGCTATAATGACAGCATCTACACCACAACCAATCCGCACTATTATACACCTGATGAGTTTGGGCTCCTAACAGCCACAAACTATATCAGCCAACCTGATGCACCTATCATTACACAGGTCAATACCTCTACCAACACATTCGTAGTGCAGGGCAATATTCCACAATATGGCAATGTGTTAGGCATGGAGTTTTGGTATAGCGTAACAGTTCCTGACTGGGTTAATAACAATTATACCCTACTATCAACACAATACTATGCAGTTCCAGGAAGAGGAACTGTTTATCCACACTATCAAACAGATAGCGTTACACCATTCTATGAACAGACTGTGGCAGTAAATCTTCCCCCTGGTGATTATTATTTCAAGACCCGCGCAGTAGGTCCAAATACTACATCAGATTTCTCAGATGCGAGTGACTACAATGGCTAATCGTGCATTTCATTGGACACCTACAGGTGTTGGCGGAGTTGTTAACGGAACACAACTTCTTGATGGATCAATTGGTGGTAGTAAAATTATCGCTGGTAATCCTACAACACAAGGAACTCCATCTTCAAATGGATTTTTTGATAACCTAGGTAAAATTGCTCTAGGTGGTCTAGGTCTAGCCGCAGGTTATGCCTTGTTAAACTACACAGGTTTCAATCCGTTTGGTAGTGGACAGTCAACCAAAGGTGGCGGTAGTGGTGATGATGGTATCCTAGTTAATCCAGATCAGAAACCCCAGCTTGATGCATCAGCCATTCCCGTAGATGATAACTATCAGCCAGTGCAGACAGCAGATGCTGGATCTTCTATGATTCTAGTAGACACAACACCACCACAACCAGATCCTGTGCAGGTAGCCAGCAATGATGGATTTGACACAGGCGGTGATGGTTATGCAGAGGCTTAAATTATGACAACTACAGTAAAATATCCAGGTTTTTCAAATACAGCTACAATTATTAGCGGAGGAACATCAACACAGTCCAGCATAATGGATCCTACCGTTAGCTTGCGTGACAGCTCTGGTAATGTAGTAAACACCAGTCAAGTAGATCCTAACACTCGTCAAGCCATAATTGCCAGCACACTTACAAATGGTGCACAGAATCTAACAGGACAATATAACGGTGGTCAAGGTTATCCAGTTACACTAGGTCAACCAACTACCTTGCACGTAGGCGGAAGTAGTTTGGCAACTGCAAAAACAGTTACAAAGATTGTTGCAGGAGAAGGCATTTATATATCTAATCCCAATGGTCAGGGTGTTGTTACAATATCAACACAACCAATTCGCACTTATATTAGCACATCTACTCTGTTTGATATCGCTTGGACCAAACAAGAAGGTGTCCCTCCAGATGCGGCTACAGGTGAATTCCTAGCCACAGGTAAAGATGGCACACTTATGCGCTCACGTGATGGGCACAATTGGATCCATGTGGTTACCACTGTTACAGATATTGCTCTTGGCATTTCTGCACAATACGGTAATGATATTGCAAACGGACAAGTTGAATATTTTGCTGTAGGTTATAGTGGAAAGGCCTATTATGGCAATGCAGGGGGCGCCAATGGAGATGGTTGGAGTCAAGCAATACAATTATCAGATCAAGATGGAGTTATAAATTCTGCATTTGTTTCTACCGCAGTATTTCCTTTGATTACTTCAGTGGCTGAACAACAGGCAGGCAGTGATATGGTAACACAAAGACCAACTTCAACTGCACCACCACCAAATTCTAGCACATTCTTTACAGATGATGAAATTTCAAATGGACAAACCTATATTGCAACCACTATTAGTCGTGCAACATTTGTTAGTGACAATTATTTTGTGCATTTGACTAATCATAGACCTGATGTGCTTCCTAATTGGCCATATGCTTCAGATACTACCAATGTTCCTAAAGTCGTAATAAATTATGGCGGAGCAGTTGAAGAAACATTCTATTTTGGTGGTCCAATTTATAGTCCAGGTGTAACTACACAAGAATTTAGTTTTGATGACACTTCTGATATTCGAACTATGACTAACAATCTTACCATTGGAACATATACAGCAACATTGGTTTATTATGAAAATTTTACAGGTAGTGGAGTTTTAGACACAGTTAATCCTACTAAAACAGTTTATTATCAATATACGGTGACACCATGACAACATCAACACTTTATCTCACAGTAGGCACAGGAGGTGGCATATGGAATGGTCGTCCAGATGGTTCTGTTACACTTTATAAAGAAAATACCTTTACTGGCGAAACACTTTATCAAATAGCCAGCAATCATGATGGTTCTAGTTCTACATTTACAGTGGTAGTGGTTGGAGAAGGTGGAAGTATTTTCAATAGTGCAAGAACAGGTTCTAATCATGGCACGTGGAATAAAGTCCATTCAGGAACAACTTCGACTGCCCTTTATTCTGCGGCTTTTGGAATACTTTTAAATCCAATTTGGGTAGCGGGTGGTGCTAATAATACCGTGCTGTATTCACCAAATTCAACCAATTGGTATTCTGGAAATGGAGCAGTTAAAGGTGCTCAATGGACCTGGGCCGCATTCGGCAATGGACAATTTATTATGGTAGGCAATAAAACGGTCAATGGACAAAAACAAGGAGCCGCCCAAATGTCAACTAATGGAGTTGATTGGGTTGAAGCCGCCCCTGGAACTAAAAATGTTTTACAATCAGTAGCCTATAGTCCAGATCTAAATGTTTTTGTCGCAGTAGGCGATAATGGTGCAATAGTGTCAGTGAACGCATAAGGAAAGACGATGGAATTTTTACCAACAACACAGAATGGCATTCAACCACCAACAGATTATTTTATTAAACCTAGCACATTTGCCTTGGCCCTTAGCACCACCACCTTTGTATATACACAACAGATAGAAATGCGAGCCTATAGTAATGCACAGGTTTATAAACGTAATCCTGTAACATTCTGGGCTTATTCAACTATCACAAATACTGCCACAGTTATTTCTACATCAACATGGGATACAACAACAACTAATATATTGTTTACTAATAGTATACCACAAAATACCACACAGATATATGCAACATGGCCAGGTGAATTAAAATATGCACCTAAATCTACAGAATTTAATCCTATTAATGTTACTGTTATTCCCGGATATGTATTGCATCAACCTGTAACAATTTCAGCTCAACCTAATCCAGGTGTAATTAATGAAAATGTAACATTACAAGCTTCATCGACTGCCAGTGTAGCTATTACCAATGGTAGCAGAATTGATTGGTATGCTAATGGATCTAATATTGGTTATAGTAATTTTAATCAAGGATCTAGTGTATTCACAACAACATTTGTTACAACTGGAACAGAAAGTATCCATGGATACTGGAATGGCGGAATATTAAATGGAGAAGCTTATCTAGGAACTCCTACCAATACTATTTCATTGCCTATTAATAATGCCGCAAATTTGTATTCAACATTTACATTATCTTCTAGTGCAAATCCATCGAGTTCATCTTTACCATTAACTTTAACAGCACAACTTAATACTACAACAATTTTTACAGGAACTATAGTTGCATTTACAATTAATACAGTTACTTCTACTGCTACATTGATTAATAATGTTGCAACTTTATTAATTCCGGCACATACATTATCAACAGGAACATATACTATTTCTGCTCAATGGGAAGGCACCAGCATAGCTCCTAAATATAATCCTATTACAAGTAATACCATAATAGAAACATTACAACCTTCATTGAACACTACAGCAACAGTTTCTATATCTCCAACATCTATTTCTTATTACACTTCAAGTGCAACTACAATCAATAATGTTATTTCAACAAACATTACAGTAACAGGCAAATATTCTAGTCATAGTCCAAGTGGTATTGTTACATTAAGTGATTCTGTAGCAGGAGTTATATCTACTGCAACTATTTCAGGCACTAATGGAGTCAGCACAACCAGCATTAACTGGACTCCAACTATACCAGCATTTGCTCCTGGATCTAGATCATTGCAAGTAGTTTATCCTGGAGATGCTTATAATAATCCTAGTTCAACATCGACCACATTGACAATTAATCAAAGTCCAGCTTATGTTTATCTTGGAAGCCAAGGATATATTAGCACAGGATCTCTAGCAGGTTATTATGTTGGTTCCATACAAGTTAATGCTAAATTTGGCAATGCCAGCGTTGCACCATCTACTGTAACCTTCCATGCTAAGAACGGATCTACTGATGTTCAAACATTCACAGCATCAGTAACAAATGGTCTAGCAACTATTACTACAGGTGATTTTAATTATTATGGATTAACATGGTCAGTAACATACCCAACTAATGCTTATTATACTGGAACCAATACAGTTACAATGCCTGCTAAACAATCACCTAATATTTCAGTAATGGTTGATACAAGAACGATTACTTATAATAGAAACGCTAATCCAAATCTACCACCTAACCAAACTCCGTTATCAGACGATTTCTTTACTGATGTCGCTCCTAACTTTACAGTTCAAGGCTTATGGGATACATTCTTTGATCCACAAGGTGTGTTTCCATGGTTTGATTCGGATGGATTACCATATTTTGATCTAGTTACAGGAGACTTTACAGGAGCTTATATTGCATTATCCAATGAATGGATAATTTTTAATGTAGATAAAGTATTAGATGTTCCTAGTCAATATAATATAGACCAAACTGTAACTATAAAATATTATCAAAATCCAACAAATAGCGGCGGTATCACACGTCCATTTATAGGCACTAATGTATCAGGTTGGGATTTAATGCATACCTATACATTTACAGTAACTAATGCAGGAGGAACTATAGGATTACCTAAATATCTAACATTACCAGATCCTCCTTATCATATTGATGCGTCACATCCGTATCATCCAATCAACATGTCTCAATCTCAGGGACAATATAGTGTAAATGGAACTTATATTAATGGATCTATCTCAACAACAACAGATTACATGACTGTAACAGGTCCTTATAATCCTGTATTTGTTCATGGAGGTATTATAACCCGTAATGTAACTGATACGGAACCTAGTGGATATACAGGCTGTATTGTTGATATAATTTATAGTGGTAATAGTATTTTAGGTCCATCATTTTTTAGAGCATATGGCGAGGGTGGATTTGCAGGTATAATTTCAGAACCTCCATTACCAACTGGAACTAGATCAACATCTACATTTATAATAAATTAAGCAATATCCACCCTCTAATAATGGGGGGTGGGTAAATATGACTGTTGTGCCTTAGCACACAAAATTTTCC